GGGAGGCCCTAAATTGGTTGGAACTTTAGGCGGAGGAATGCTCGGATCAGAAAAATCAGTAGGAGTGGGCAAATTAATAGTTCCAAACTCTTCAGAAGGTGGTGCATATTCTGTTTCACCAGTGGGCTCTACTTTACCAGCAGACGGAGCCACTACTACTTTTTTAGTGGTATTTAAATCAAAAGGAACATTGGATGGAGTATTTAACTCTGGAACTTCTTGGTTTCCTAATCCACCATCATTTGATTTGGTGGCGGTTGGAGCAGGAGACGATTGTTCCACTTTATCTAAAAATCCTTTGACATTAGAATTATAAAACTCTTTGAAAATACCATCGTAATTTTGATAAGCTCGTTTAATTTTTTCCGCTGACTTAATATATTGTTCTGGATTACGAGTAGCTCTTGCTGATGCCATTTCTTTAAGTGTAGTTAAAATAATAGCAAGTAGGGCTTCGGATTTAGATTGAAGCAAAGAAGCATCTTTTTTTAATTTTGCCACTTGCTTGGGATATCGTTTTTCATATAATCCCAAAGCCCTTCCTCGATTGGACATAATATTATGAAAGAAATCCATAATACCACTAGCTTCTTTTAACATTTCTATTTTTTGTGAGCGAGCCCAACGAGTTTTTAGATTTTGTAGATGTTGTTTTTTTTCGTCATCTAAATCTTTAAAAAGAAATTCGTGATGCACCTCATTGATAGAATTATTTAGACTGTCAATTAAATTAACAATATCTGAAACTTTTTTATGAAATCGACCTAAATCGGCAGTAGCAGACATATATTCACGACGATTGAGATTTGTTTTGGATGTTTTTAATAGTGTTTTGAAAGCGATTGGATCATTTCCTGGATCACCATTACCGATTACTTCTCCTGCCACAATAGATCTAATATTATCATCTTTCTCTCGAAGATCTTCCATCACTTTCTGAAATTGAGGATTAAAAAATGACTCAGCAGCTTTACCACTGATATTGGTCATCTCTCGCAATTTATTTAATACGCTTCTCTTTTGAGCTATTTTATCCATACTTCAATACCCTTTGTCTAAGATAATGGTCGTCATCAATAATGTGTAGATATTGATAATGCTGTTAGACTATTATCTTATTTGGGAGGCGGAGGAGGTGCTGGTGCTTCGGGAGGTGGAGAAGGTGCGGCTCCGCCAGGTGAAGGGGATGGTGGTGGCGAACTCAAATCTAATCCTGGTAAGCCTCCTGGTGCTCCTCCACTTCCTCCTGAACTTTCTCCTGGCAATGGAGCTTCGGCTGGTGCTCCCCCTTCTGCCGTATCTTGTTCTGGAATTTCGTCTTCTTCATCCAACGTTCGAAGGGCATTTAAATCCATTGCTTGTAGAGCTGCTTTTTCTTTAGCATTGATGGCACTTTGAATTGCCTCTTTTCGTATCTTTCGAACTTCATCTTCGTATTCCAAGCCCATCGATCGATAAAGCGTATGGAGAGAAGCTCGTTTTCCATCACCCTCTCCTTGCGTTAAAGTAATTAAACTTTGAATGTAGTCGCCAGTATCAAAGAGCGACATATGGTTCCAATCGATCTCGGGGACGATCAATTGTTTTTCTCCGCCGGCATAATCATAAAAACCTTGAATTTTGGAAATGGGGGCAAAGATTTTTCGTTTGAGCCAGATGCTTAACATTTGACGGAATTGCATATAGCGTTGTCGGAGGGCATCGAGGGCGACACCTCCGTTGGCATATGTAGTGTCAGACCCCCCATCAAGAAGAACTGGTGGAACTTGTAATCCCACATAAATCTCTTTTACTAATTGGGTGATATCTCCTGAAATATCATAAATACCTGATCCTGATCCAACTCTTTCTACGGTAACTCCCTCGTGCGTAAAGATTTTAAAGTCTTTATCATACTGAGCACTATTGCCTTGGATCGTGATTTTGCCTCCGCGACGAGTAACAAATAAACCGGTAGGAACTTCAAAACACCACACCTTGCCCGAATAGTGCTCAGTACGATAAACAGTGGTGTCGCGTTTTCCGTGCCCCTGATGAACTACGGGAAAAGCACCCTTACCGCCAGTGAATTGAGCTAGCGACCAAGAAATAGTATATTCGAACCTACCCTTTCTAAAATATTTACGCAATCTCGGAGCATATCCACATTTAAAAGCCAACTCAAAAACATCATCAGCTAATTGTTTGGAGATAGTAGAATATTCATCTCTTCTTAAATTTCTAACTCGACTTTCAGACTTATGACCATCACCATCCACTAAAGCCAATAACAAAATCTTTAATAATCTTGGTGAAAGATTTAATGTCCATTTTGGAATATGTTTAAAAGCTGATTTGGTATTTCCATTAACTCCTATTTCTTCTTTAAAATAAGAATATAAGGCTTTTCCACGAATAACCCCTCCCCACATTCCATTTTTATTTATATCATCTCGTAAAATTAATCCTAAATGATTAGCAAACTCTTCAAAGCATTGTTTCATTCGCGGATAATATTTTTTCTCGGTAATAGTAGATTGAGAAATGGCAGTATAATAATTACGCTGGCAGGTTTTATAGACCGAACCTTCACTAATCAAATATCCTAAAAACTCTAAATAATTTTCAATAGGAACTTCTTTACCCATCACATTTTTCGTCTCAATATCTTGTCCTTCCCAATTAAGACAACTTCGAAACTTGTGATAATCATTCATTGCAATATCTTTGGCTTCTTTTTTATGCCACTCGCCGTAGATTGATTTATTTCCGCGATGAGATACCCACATTTTATGATTTGGGGTGACTTTAATATCCATTTTCTTATTAATAAAATGGATCATCTCGCCATCATAATTATACAAACTGGCCGCTGTTGGATAATGATATTCCAACTGTTCGTTATCTGGATTAAAACAAGCAATCTTTATTCCAGCTCTTGGCACTACATTGGTAATATACGGCTGATTATAAGTGCCATCCATCACCTCTCGATACTCCATCACCTCATCAAACTTTTTAAAGCCCGCATCAGTCAGCACTTCCGTCTCTTCATCGTGGCAGGCAAAAGTCTCTCGCCAGCTTTCCAGATCGGCGAAGGTAGGCTTATAATCAGCCGATCCGATCTTAACGATGGTGAGCGGGTTTACCATATTATCGGCTTGTGCATATTTCGACTCCCTTAGCTTGTCAAATAGCATAAGCTGTCGAAATATGCACACCGGTAAACCCGTTCCCCTGATTTCGTACGGGCTTATGCGGTTAGCCAAATGAGACACATTGAAATTGTCCAACGGAATGTTTTGTCCTCTCTTCACCGAGTCAATAATTAAGTTATTTAATTGTTTGCGTTGTTCGATGTCAGATGGTCGATTAGAAGAAATAATCTTTTTTAAATTTTCATCAGGTCGAAGCATAATCATTGGTTCGTTGGCATTGACCGTTCTTTTAACCACCATATAATCTGGATTTTGAATGGCTAATCTACTCCATTTTCCTTGGCTCTCATCTAATTCTGCATATACAAATGCCTCACCTAATAAAAAATATTCTTGGGCAATTTGGACGCAGATATTCATTAGATCAATTTCTTCGATCATATTATTAAAGAATTTTTCGATGTCTTTGTTGGGGCACTTAATATTTAATTTGCTAATGGGGTAAGTGCTATGCAAACAAATGGCATTATGAACAAATGGATTTAAAGCAAAAAAGGATCGGCACCAGGCATTAATAGTGGCTCGATCTCTGGGTAGATTTAAATTGCTGTTTAACCAAAGTGGCGAATAAACCTCTGGTGTTTGTTTGACTGTATCTCCGTGGCTGCCGAAAAAATGACTGCCATTACTGGAAACTGCTTGAGCGTGTTTGATAGTGCCAACGGATGCGACAACTAAACCATTGGAGGTCATTCCGGTTGCATTTTGTTTTTGCGGCGAACCATCTCTCAATAATCCCTGTTCAATTTCATTTGCCACTTCTTGCCTTCTAATTTGCGAGACACTGTTGGCGGTAATGGCTGAAACTTGCGGAATAGTAGATCGATTTGTCATATATTCTTCGGATTTACTACCACCGATCCAATGTTTGCCGTCTTTTGAAAATCCCATTAATGCCTCGTTAATTGTGCTATATTAGATACACAAATAGTTATATATCAAGACAATTGAGAAAGTTTTTAAAATCGACGACCGATCGGAGCTGCTAAAACTAGTGGTTTATTTATTTCTTTAAAAGTTTGTCCTTGTAAAATTGGATTATTGTTGCTGAAACCGGACGTAATGAGAAATTTGTAGGCTATATAGGCGTTGAGAAGAGCCATATAGCCGTCGTTGGGCGTGGAACCTTTAACATAATGAACGCTTGGATCACCGCCTCTTGAAACGGATGGCTTAATTTCCATACTACTGCAATGTTCCACCAACCAAGCCAAAGCCTCATAACTGCCGTAAGGAAATCTAATCATTCCTTTTTTCATTTGCTCATATAATTCACCAATATAATAATCCCTTTCAAAAACAATTTCTTTGGGGAAGGCGTCGGATGAAAACTTGACATGCCCATTGACTTTATTGTGAGCTCTTGATACTAAATATTTATCTCCATAAGCAGTATGTAATAATCCCGAGAAATCGTTGGAATAGCCGATGTCTCCCACCGCCAAATTGACACTATAATTTCGCATAATTTGATCGATGATGCCTTTTTTACTTTCCATATCATTGCGTTTGAATTTGGTGGCATATTCGATAGACAACAATCCTGGACCTTTTGCCAACAAGACTACTGCCGTGGAAAATGACTGTCCTTGATTTTTGACTCGATCTGGATTGGCTAATTGTTCTAAATCTGCCCTGGCTCCGTAATCTATTCCTAATAATACTAATTGATCTTTATTATCTTCCCTATTCGTTTCAATTCTGGCTCGAAACTTTCTCCCAGGATCGCCACACTTTTCTCTTATTTCTTCGGGAGTAATGGGGCTACTATCACCTTGGAAAAACTCTCCGAGGACTTCATTCATAAATACTCGCTCTGTATTAATTGGATGTATCCCAGGCATTTCATTGGTAATATCTTCTCGAGAAAACATCGGCATATAAAGTTGATTAATATGAAAGCCTACCATCAAACAATCTTCGTCATCCGGATCTTTGAAGGCTTTCCATTTTCCTCGTTCGGCTGCCTCTCTTTTATCTTGTTCGTGCTGACAATTGGTGCATCTAACAATAAAACCGTGGATCCATATTTTCTTCCAATTATCACTTTCAGGAGTGTAAAGAGGAAAGTGTTCGCCACATTTTTCACAACCTAAATAATAATATTGTTGAGAAGACGCTTGCCACATTTTATGAAAATCGGAGCCTTTTCTTCGTGGCGTGCCGAAGAAAACATTAACACCTTTTGAAGGGCGACCGTATTTTGCAGTTGTTAGGATTTTCAATGCATTTCCGATGGCTTGGGACGTAGTCTTTTGCACCTCGTCAAAAAAGATTACGTCCGCACTACGTCCCATTATTCTATCAGCATCTATTCCTGTTGATTCGACCCATAAATGGTTGCCACCCTGAAATTGTTTAAAATGTAATGAGTCATTGGTTGGCGATGATTGATCTAATAAAGCTTGAATACACGACTTTAATTTTCCGGCTTTTTTTGGATCTTGTCCTGGGGCAGCTACGGCCGACGTAATCATTTGCTGCAATTTAGTTTTAGAATAGGCGGCCGCTAATTCGAGTTGAGGAAAAGCGTGAATAACTCTAATTGGTGGTCTATCTCCTGTTCCAAATAATCCACTGGCCATAAAATATAATTCTAATACACAAGCCATCGTAGTTTTGCCTACCTGCCGACCCGCAACGATGACGAGCGGCTTGGCGGTAGGCTCAATAGCTTTTATTCCTACATACCTATAAACGTCTGAAAAAGGTTTGTATCCATTGCCGCGTACTCTAAAGGGCTTTCCATCAAGCATTAAATGGTTTTCTGCCCAATAAACTGTGTCAATATTTAATAAATCAGTTTTAAGCTTTGCGAATAGCTCTTTGTTTTCGTCGAAGTTTGCCATATACTGTATTATATATCATCAAAATAATAAAATTGCAAAACTAAAAATTAGATTATTATTTTGTCAATTATCCGCGAGCAGGATTTAAAGCGTGAAAAGCATCTGTATTTGAGGGATCGATGTCTGTATCTGATCCACTATCCCTGCTCCCTAGATTTTGATATTGCTCATAATTGCCTGGATTGTTTTTCTTGGCATCTAAATTGAGTTTGCTAACCAATAATGTAAGTTTGTCATCATCCCAGTCTTTGGCATTGGAAACATCATTTTGGTGGATGCTGCGAACTCTACCAATAATAGCTGGCACTGATAAATTGCCCTTGGTATCTCGAATGCAGTTTTCCAAAGTTTGAGCAATGGCAGGATGTTTCTGAATAGCAATAGGCGTCATTTCAATCTTTTTATCGATGACTTGATTGTTGTCAGAAG